CTACTAAGTGATACTACAAAATCTGCAGTCATCAGTTTTGAGAATGAACCAGCTATAGAAGTACCAGTAATAACATCTTGCTCTGCTCCACTACGATTTATCTGAGATGCTGTAAATAATGGAACTTCGTATTCACCCGCAATACCTCTTAATCCCTCAACAATCTCTTCTAACTCTTCGTGTCTTTCTTTTCTACTATTACCTTTTAACAAATCAGCGTAATCACATATAATCAAATCAGGAGATTTACCTTGCAGCTTCAATTTATCTAATGATGCTCTCATAGTATTCAATCCAGCAGATTTAGTAGGCCAATGTTTTACAACGATATCACCACTTAACTTCTCTACTTGATTTCGTACTTCATCTATTTCAAATTTAAGTTTAGGTACGGGTATTCCAGTTAATACTGAATCGTATCTCTGTCCCACATATCCTTCGTTAAGTTCTAATGTATAATGAACTACAGTCTTACCAGCTTTAGCAGCTGCCATACCAACATTCACCAATGCCCAAGATTTACCAATACCCGGTGGAGCTGCAAATATTATTAATTCACCTTTACCAAAACCACCATCTACTAATTCATCGATAACAGGCCAACCACAAGGAACTACATCCCTAACAGTTGATTCGTATCTTTCAATAATGTTTTCTTTGTACTCATGCCCAATATCAGTATCCTGTCCCGCTTTCATAGCGTTATCAATCTTCGATTTAATTATATCGAATTTACCATCACTTAGTAAATCTACAGATTCTAATATTGCGTTCTTAAAGGTTTGATTCTTACAGAATTCTAAAGATTGTTCTTTAACGTACTCTAAATCATCTGATTCTAAGCCGTTCCAAACTTGCTTTAGGTTATCTACTATAGATGATTTAAGAACATCCCTCTCAACCTTATCTACTTCGTTCTTAAAGACATCTAATGTAGGTAGTTGTGAAAACGTATCAAAATGATTTAATGTTTTCGTTACTATCCATTCATTAGCATCTGAATCAAACATCTCAGGTTTAAGAATATCATACATTTGTTGTAAGAATATCCTATCTGATAATAGAGATGAAAGTATCTTTATCTGAAATGACGTACCAAATTTGTTTCCGAATTTATCCATATTGTACCAATATACGATTTATTATTGTAACTACCAAATTATTTTCGGGTTTGTTTTGAATATTTATCCAAATCAGCCCAAGTGTTCACTAACCATGTTTCTACATTCTTAAATGCAGTATATAGTTTATCAACCATAAACTCTTTTTTGAATTCAAAAGAATTTAGTCCGTTGATTGGTGTATCAATGATATTTCGTACATTTGATGTAATCGCTGAACCCATTATTGGTTCTGATAACTGCATTAAATCGTAGTTTAATTTCAAAGTATCGGTATGTTCCAATATTTTGTTTTTCAGTTTCTCATCATCCATTTGAGATACCTTTTCTAATAGGGTATCCAATGTTAATCCATCCGATTGAAGGAAATCTAATTTATTTATTAGTGTTTTAGGTCCGATTCCCCTTACGCCAGGAATATTATCGGATTTATCACCATCAAAAATTCTATAATATACTAAATTCTTTGATGGAACTCCATATAACTCTTTTACATCCTCTTTGAACATCATCTTCTTCTTAGTTGGTAGATATACTGAAATTCTATCATCAACTAATTGTAAGAAATCCTTATCAGAGGAAATTATCAAAACTTCTTTTTTAAATATATGTCTGGCAGCGTATGCCATAATATCATCTGCTTCGATGTAATCAATATAACACAAATCAACAGGTAAGAACTCTAAATATTTGATTAACGCATTAAAGTTACGTTTCATAGATTCTGCTTGGTCTTCTAAATCTTCGTAACCAACCAATCTATTAACTTTGGTTAATCCTGTTCTACCTTCTTTGTATCCCTTATACATCTTCTTTCTACGTTGAGAACCACCCTTACCATCAAAAACTACCAACACTCTAGTTGGTTTGTTCTTACGAATAAGAGCGCCGAGGGATAACAGACAACCTGTTACCCCACCGACGTGCTCTCCATCATCATTCAGAGTTGGAACTGCTCCAAAACATCTGATGAACAAATTCAATCCATCTACAATCATAACTTTATCATTAACGTTCCTTTTGGGAGTTTCTGATAGTTTATTAAACATTTCTTTGTAATTAGATTTCGTGTCCTTCATCGAGTTTTGTTGAGTCTGTGTTTGCATTCTCAGTTGCTTCTTTATATCCTAAGATATATGCATCACAGATTTGTTTATACATTTGTTCCTTTACCTCTGGTCTTTCTTCTAAGATTTTAGTGAAGTTCTTAGCTTGGAATTTAATCTCTTCTCCAGTTGATTCATCAACCCAAGTATACCAAGCTCCACTTATCTGTATCAACTTATATGTTTTCATAGTGTTCAACCACGAACCATATCTATCAATACCTCTATCAAAGTAGATTTCAAAATCAACTGCTCTTAGTGGTGGTCCCATTCTGTTCTTAATGACTTGTACTCTAGTCTTAATACCAACAGTTTGTTCAACACCCCCAACTTTAGAATTGAGTTTACCCATTTGTTTCATTCTCAATCTACAAGATGCATGAAAACCTAATGCTTTCCCACCTGATGTAGTGTAAGGGTCTCCAAAGGATACTCCCAACCTAACTCTAAGTTGATTTGTAAATACAACCAATATTCTCTCTCTACCAATAAGATTTGTAATCTTTCTCATTGCTTTTGAGATAATGATTGCTTTTTGAGTAGCATAACCAGCTTGGTCATAATCAGCTGCCATCTCTACTTTAGTAGTTGCTGCCGCAACAGAATCAACTACTATTGTTACCAATTTATCTTTATTAGATTTTCTAATTGATTCGATAATTGAATCCATAGCATCAAAGATATCTTCTACTGCTTCCAAAGGTACATAAAGTAACTTCTGAGTATCAACACCTAATGCTTCTAAGAATTCTTGGTTAATTGCGTTCTCTGTATCAATATACACTGCTAACCCACCCTTCTTCTGAGTGTTTGCTAATGTATGTGCTGCTAACAGAGATTTTCCACTCGCTTCTAAACCAGTAACCTCTACAATACGTCCAACAGGAAATCCACCATTAGGTCGATTTGATATAGCTAAATCTAACATATCATCTCCAGTTGACACCCACTCTGTTAAATCGGTGGGTGTCTGTTCGGAGCCATCAAGAAAGTAAGCTACTTTTGCTTGTCCTTTGAACTTCTTATTAAGGTTATCAGCTAATAGCGATGATAATTCATCACGATTTGTTTTAGCCATTCTTAATGTTTTTAGTTATTGAATAAATCCTCAAATGCGTCTTTTACATCTGTGGTTGTAGAATTACTCGCAGCTGCTGCCGGTGCAGGTGCTGATTGAGTAGTGTTTTGAGTTGGTGTAGATTCTTCTTCTTTAGAATCATCCCCTACAGTACCATGCTCCATCCAAGTTTCCAATAAACCTTTCATATCATCATAAGTATATTTCTTAAACATACCTGGTAATTCAATTTGGTCTTTTACAGTTTCTAAAACGTTTTTATCTTCTGTAATTGGAGTTTGGTTTGGTTTAACTCTGATATAAGTTTCAGGATAGTTCTTACCTAACTCTTTAGCGGTTTTAAACTCAACAGTAATATCTCTACCACTAGTCGGGTCTGTTAAATCACCATAGTCTGGGTCTGCGAAGAAAGCAAGTAGTTCTTGATACACAGTCTTACCAAATCCCCAAAATTTGATTCCTTCAGATTCCTCACCTCTAACGATAACAGGAACATAAGTTCTCATTTTCGGAGTAAGTTGTTTTGAAAGATTCCAATCGTTTCTATCACCAGTCGATTTCAATTGGTCAGCGAACTCCACTAATGGGTCTGCTTCACCATGCGTTTGAGGTGATAGAATATTCTTACCACCAAAGTTGTAGTGGAAAAATAATTCGATAAATGGATTTGATGGATTGTGAACGTAAGGAACGATTCTTACTTGTTGCTTGCCAGGTTTTGGCTTCCATAGATTGTCAGTTTTTGTAGTTTTCGTCTGTAAACTGTCCAGACGGTTTCGGATTGCATTTAAGTCAATTGCCATAATTTACCTTTTTTTAGTTATTATTAATTATTACTTATGTAAATATACGAAAATTATTTCTAACTTCCTAATTATATTTCACTTTTTATTTTCAACGCTGATTTAATCCCATGCGTTGATATGGTACTAATATACGAAATAAATTCCATACTACCAAATGTTTTGTTGTTTATTTACAACAAGTACATTGATTGTTCGAACCACAAGATGAGCTACACTCTTCTTTTGATTCACATAAACATTGGTTGCAGTTACATTCTTTCATATACTATAAATATTAAAATTTTTTAGTTAACATCAACTATTCTGAATAATTTTGTTGCCATTGTTTTATACCCTTCACCATCTGTAAGGATAATGGAGTTACGATAATCGTTCCAATTAACTTGATACGATTTATCTTCTACACCACCATTCAAATCTTTAATCAAACGATTCAGAGCGTTGATTGTATAGATTGTATTAGATTCTTTTTTTCTGTGTACCATTATACTGTTAGGTAAAAATCTATTTTCTCTATTTGGTATGATATTGTAACTAATCACCAATTCTTTAGATGGTTCTAATTTAAGAATGAATATCTTTCTACTGAATAGTTGGTATCCATCAAAAATCTTAGTTAACAAATCCTCAAACGAAGATTCTGTTGTAAACGTACATAATAATTGCGTTCTCACTCATTCTCTCCGTCTTATAATATATTATCTTTAATATATCTCATATCCACTACTTTTGAACCTTCTATTACAAAAGATGCCCCAAGTGTATTATTAGTTCTCATAGCTACCATATTATATTTAGGTGTTTGTGTTTTTGAATCCAAATGACTTAACATAAGACAAGTAATATTCATATATCCTTTTGTAGCACCACCATGGATAGCTAATTCATCTTGCTGCGAACTGGCAACTATAAGTACATTCTCAGGCATATCAGTAAATGCAGATACACGCTCTTCTACAAATTCTTTACCTGTCTTTAAGAAACTCCAAGCAGTTCCACTCCCATCTGGTTTTAATCCAAATACTTTTACTAATGGTAGTGATGTTCTTCCAAAGTACATTTCCTTTTCTAACTCTAACATATCTGTAAACAATGTTTCTAAATCTTTCTTTTGAGAAGATACTCCACCTAACATTTGATTTATACAATAATATGCTTTTGTGTTAGCCATTAACTTTCTAACCAAATATGGAGTATATTTTTTAGTTACAGGAAATGTACTAGCTCCTACTGCTGTTATACCTGCTTTTGTTGATTTAGTTAAAACTTTTTTAAATTCATCTTGAACATTTTGATATACCAAATTCATAGCATTAGCATCTTTAGCTACTGCTTCAACTTTATCATCTAAGCTTAATTTACCCTTTTTCTCTAAAAGTAATTGAGATTCATTAAGATACTTTTTATCTACTTTAAGGTTCATTATGAAATCATCAACTTTCTTTTCAGCTTTCTTTTGATTTTTCTGTAAACCTTTTAGATTAGTTTTAAAGTAAGATTGAAATCTATTACCAATTTGGTAAATTTTATCAACTACCTTTTTACCAACTGATTTTACAAAATCTAACCCTTTTTTAAATAAATCTTTTAATCCCTCATCTAAAAGAATTTCTGAATTCTCATGTAAGTACATTTTGAATAAATCGTTATTAGATAACATTCCAAATGCTGATGCGAAATCCGAAGTAATTTTTCCTAATTGAGCGTTATCTGCTGCTTGTTTTAGTGAAACTTGAAAGAACTCTTCACCAGTAGCCAATCTACATAATCCATTAGCTTCGTATGTAATCTTTTCGGATT